AGAAGCACAGGTTTCATTTGTACAAGATGCTTATTTTAGATTTAGACAAGCCGCTGCTCAACCTTTATTTGAAGGTGTTAAAGCACAATTAGTTGCTTTAGTTGGTAACTTTAAAAGAAATGATACTCAATTAAAACAATTAGCAAAAACTGTTGGTACTAATTTAGCAACAGCATTTAAAAAAATTGAAAGTACAATTAGATTTGTAGCTAAAAATATAGATCTTTTAGTTACTTCATTTAAAATATTTATTGGATTAAAAGTAGCTACAATTGTAGCAAATATTGCTGCACAATTTGTATTATTAGCCATTAAAATTAAAGCAGCAACAGTTACTGTTCATGCTTTAAATGTAGCATTAAGAGCTAATATGGTTGGCCTTGTTATAACTGGTATTCAAATTGCCGTTGTAGCATTTATTGCATTTAATGATGCTATAATGAAAGTTGTAAATACAATTAAAGATTTTTTTATACTAAAAATGAAAGAAGCTCAATTAGCTGTTCTTAATTTTGTTTCTAAATTAAAAATATTTCCAAAAACTTCAGCAGAAGCAGCAGAGGCTGCTAAAAAATTAAAAGCAGAACTTAATGCAATAAAAATGGAAGCTAATGAAGTGATTGCTTCTTACACAAAATTAAATAAAAGACAACAAGAATTATTTTCAGGTACATCTCAACGACCAAAATTTAACAGGCCTGTACAATCAACACCTAATTTTGGTGCTGCTACTGATCCTGCATTTTTAAAAAAGCAAGCTGATATTGCTGCTTTAAATGAACGAATATTTACAATGAATAGAGATTTTATTCGTGATCAAGCTAAAATTAATGCTAATCAAACAACATATAGAGATTTATTAGAACAATCTGGTATTGAGGCTAAATTAATTTCAGATACAATTAGTACAGGATTTTTAGATGGTTTAAGACAAGGTAATTCATTATTACAAATTACTAAAAGTTTATTTAAAAGCGTTTTAAATACAATAGCTGAAACAATTATAAAAAAGACTATTGAATTACAAATAGAAAAATTATTTGAATTTCTTGGAACTAAAAAACTTACAATTGAAAAACAAATTACTGCAGAAAAAGCTCAACAATTAGCATTTGCTACTGCAACTGCTGCTGTTAGTGGATCAGGTGGTAGTTTATTATCATTTTTTAAATTTAATAAAGGTGGAGTTGTACCAGGTGGTGCACCTTATAATGACAGGGTACCTGCATTATTAACACCAGGAGAAACTGTTATACCTAGAGGTGAATCAGTTGGTTCATCAATAGTAAATAATACAATTAATGTAAGTGGTAATGTTGATCAAAGGGCAATAGATCAAATTAGAGCTGTTATAACATCAAGTCCATCACATGTTGGTGGGGCTAATAAAACCTATACTAGAAATACTGCCGGTTTAAGTATGAGGAGAAAATAATGTCAAAAATATTTGAATATACAAATGATGTATCATTAAATAGATCAGCAAGAATTAGAAGATCAATATCTAATTCAGGTTATGCTAGACAAGAGAGGGGCAGTCCAACATTTTATTCTATGGAAGTAAATTTACCATTATTAACTAAAGCAAAATATGATGAAGTTGAAGCTGAATTATTAGGTTTAGAAGATGGTATTGATTTTAAAACAACTAGTATACCGTCAATTATTAATTTAACTTTTGCTAATGGAAGTATAACTGCACAAAGTGGTTTAACAATTACAGTTGTTGATGCTAATACAAGTGGAGTTGATGTTCAATTAGCTAATGTAAATTTATCTAGTAATGTTAAAGCTGGTGATTTTATACAATTTAGTTCAAGTACAAAAGTATATCAAATTAAAGCAGATGCTACTGCAACAGCTGGTAATTTATTAACTTTTAAATTAATGACTGGTGCAATTAATCCTATTGTATCTGGTAATACTTTTACTTATGGTAACGGTGTCCAATTTAAAATGTTATTAAATGGAAGACCACCTGTAACTATTGTACCTGGCCCAGGATTTAATTATTATCAATATGGGTCTTTTAATTTTCAGGAGATATTATAATGGCTAGAACAATAGATTCAACAACTTTAGCTGAAACACAAAGTACTAAAACATATCCAATTCAATTAATTAAATTTCAAGTTACTACAAATAATGCTGACAGTTTATTTTTAAATACAGGATATACAAATATTACATATAATAGTGATACATATTTACCAGGTTCAAATATAATAAGTTTGTCGCCTGTTGAAGAAACTAAAGATGTAAAAACTAATGCAATAACTATAAAATTAAATGGTATACCAAATACAATTATAGCTGCTTTAGAAAATGTAAATGCTATTGGTGGTATAGTTACAATATATCAAGCTTTTTGGAATGAAGAAACTGGAGCAATTCAAGGTCAAATTTATCAAAAATGGCAAGGTATAATTAATTCACATGCTGTTGATGAAGAAAATGTTAAAAGTGGAGATGTTAATATAACTGTTGAATGTAAAAATATAGTTGGGGCTATATTAAACACTAAATCAGGTAGATTTACATCTGATAGTTCATTTAAAGAATATAATAGTAATGATGCATCTATGGAATTTGTCGCTTCAATGGTTGACTTTAATCCAAGATTTGGTGCTGAAGATTAATAAGAAAGAGAATAAAATATAATGATAAGAATTGGAGAAGATAAACATGTTGAACAAGGTGTAAAATTACTTGAACAACATAGAATAGAATTTGATTTTGGTCAATTTAAAGAGGATAATACTGAATATTATAGAGGTTTAATGAAAGCAATAGCTAAAGATAAAACTGCAGTAATATCAGAAAATAATGGAATTATTGATGGAGTATTATTAGGAATGAAAATACCTAATTTATTAAATCCACATATAACACAATTACATGTTTTATTGACTTGGGTTCATCCTAATAAGAGAGGTTCATCTATTTTTTATAGAATGAATAAAATGTTAGAAAAAGAAACAAAAAATCATAAAGAGGTAAAAGAAATAATTTATTATTCTATACCTAAAACTAATATTAATTTTAATAAATTGAACTATAAAGAATTTCAATCAATGCACAAAAAGGAAATTTAATTATGGCAACAGCCGCACCTGTTATTACAGTTTTAACTTCAAGTACAGTTACTGGAATGATAGCTAGATTTGCATTATCAGTTGCAGTTTCATTTATTGCTAATAAATTATTTGCTCCAGATGTTCCTTCAGGCCCGGGACAAATGGAACAATCTCCAGATCAAGGAGTTAGACAAAGAATTGCTTCAAACCCTGGTAATAAATTACCTATTTTATATGGAAATACCAGAGTATTTGGTTCAATTACATTTGCTGATATAACATCTGATAATCAAACAATGGCATTTATAATTTCATTATGTGAAGGACCTATTGAAAACATTGGTCAAATATGGTGGGATGATTTTAGATTAACTTTAGATAGTAATGGTAATGTAACAAATGCAACAGATTCACAAGGTGGAACTGATGATTTTTTAAATGGTAATTTAATAGTTAAAAAATTTAAATCAGGTGGAAGATGTTCACCTATGGAAACATTTTCAACTAAATGGAATACTAATGCTGCAAATAGAACAATGCCTAATGTTGCATATTTATATGTGGAATTAAAATATAATAGAGATGAATCTGTAACTGGTTTAACAAATAAACTAGGGGCAGAAATTTCAGGTAAATTAGTTAGAACATTTGATGGATCTGGTAATTTATCATCTGGTACATCATATTCAAATAACCCATCTGAATGTTTATTAGATTATTTAACTAATAATATTTATGGTTGTGGTGATGTAATGGCTGATACTGATATTGATTTACCTACATTTTATGCTCATAAAACATTTTGTGATACTTTAATTACACATACAGATAAAAATGGAGCTAGTACAACAGCAAAAAGATATACTACAAATGGAGCAATAAATACTTTTGATGAAAGAGATTTAAATGTTTCTGATTTAGTTGTTTGTTCTCAAGCTATATTTTCTTATCATTTAGGTAAATTTCAAGTTATTTCAGATACTACAGGATCTTCAGTAATGTCATTTACTGATGATAATATGTATGGTGATGTTACAATAGTTAATGATGGTTTTAATAGTGCATTAAATAAAATGAATATTTCTTTTAATTCTTATGATCAAAAATATCAAGATGATCAAGTATTTTTAAATTTAGCTACTAA